AACTAGCTACACAGAAACAGACCCAATATTTGTAGCATCTCCGGCAGGGGGAATACTAGCCGGTGACATAATAAATTGGAATAACGCTTTTGGTTGGGGAGACCATTCTTTAGTAGGATACTTGACCTCATTTGATATAACAACACAAACCGACCCTAAGTATATTAGGAGTGATGTTGACGATTCCTTCGTAGGAGTATTAACCGGGGGAGCATCTGCTAGAATAGTACTAGAAAATACAAACGACGCAGGTATTGCTTCAACATTACACGCATTACAAATAGGAGCAACTTCCGGTTTTAATGTAATATTTGATAACAACGAAATACAGTCAAGAAATAATGGGGCTGTCGCGGATTTCTTTATACAAACAGACGGGGGTAACTTAGGTATATTTGAGAACGGAGTTGGGATACTTACTGTTGGTGGTGATACAACAATAGTTGGGGATATAACAGCAAATGCTCACATAACTGTTGGCGGACTCGTTACCGATTTTGTAAAAGGTGATGGCTCATTAGACTCAACATCTTACGCAACAACTGCGGGAATAGGTTCAGAGGTTGAAGAAGAAAACAACTTTGCGGGAGGAGAAACGTCATGGGTTTTATCCGGGACACCTTCTGCTAGTTTTCCACACAGATTATATGCCGGTACAACAAATGGAGGAGGATTAATACTGCTTGACGAAGGTGTAGATTATACTTTGGTTGGTAGTACTATAACATACTTAGCCCCGGTATTACCAATAGACTCTGACGAGAAACATATTATACAGTACAATACAGCAACAGTGCCACTTACTTATCCTACACCATATGCTGACGTAATATACAGAAATAGCGATATGTGGGAGGCGGTTGACGCTAGTGCTTATTACTTTAAGGATAGGTTTACTTTTGACCAAAGAAATTTACAGTTGTTTATAATGACAGATATTCACGGAGACGTAGACAGAATGAATAATGGTATAACATTAATGAACCAATTTGATACTATCGATGGAGGATTAAATATGGGAGACACTTGCATTAACACTTGGTTAGATGACTACACTTTTGTAGACCCATACCATACAATAGGTAAGCCCGTATTAATAAGTATAGGTAATCATGATGAAGGGTTATACAGAACCATAGCTAGCACCGGTTCTAGCGCTCAATCTTATGCTAGATTTATACAACCGTATGAAGTAAATATAGGAGGAGTACATGCGGGGAAAAGTTATTATTACAAGGATTGGACTACATATAAAATCAGAACAATTAATATGTACGACATGGACGATAATGATGACATAGACCCAACAGACCCATTACAATATAGGGTTTTTAAAACTCACAGAATATGGTCACAAGCACAACTAGATTGGCTAGAAGCTACATTAGCCTCTACCCCAACTGACTATGCCGTGATAGTGATAACACATTATCCTATCGAAGACCAACCAAACATAACAGTTGACTATACTTGTAAGCTAACAGACCCTAAGATTGTAAATTGGGATGCAGAAGCAAATTATGTAGTAGGTAATCCGGTTGCAGACATGATGGAGGCTTGGATAACCGGAACTGCTTCGGGAGCTTTGTCATATGCTTTAAGTGGTTCAACGGGAGAAGCATCTTATAAACCAAACCTAACAGTAAATGTTGATTTCACCTCTCGTGGAACGGGTCACTTTATTACGTATCTTTGTGGACACGTACACCAAGACGGAGTTGGGGATTTAACGGGATACACAACACAAAAGATAATAACAATTAACTGTACATCATCAAATAAAGCTAGAAATAAATACGGCTCAACACAAAGAAAGCCGGGTACTAGGAGTGAAGATTTACTCACAACAATGGCCTTTGATACAGTTAACAGACAAATAAAAGTAGTACGACTTGGGGCTCAATTCTTTACGGAGGATATGAGAAAGATGGATTACACAACAATAGATTATTAAAATAAAATAGAATGGCAATATTTGATAAATATTTAGTGAATAGTTTTTTACGTTCAGAGACAACAACTGACCCAATACCGACTGCGTTTTACTCAGAGGATTTTTCTGTTAGCTTAGGTGACTTCACCTCTAGCGGAGATGTTGTGTGGGCTAGGGTCGTGGATGATGGTAACGGGGATTTATTCTCAGCTAGGAGTGGTGCTATAACTAATAGACAAACATCTAGTTTAGACGTCACTAAAATAACCACACAAGAATCAACACTAATGCAGTTTGACTACAAGACGTCTACTGAGGCAGAGTTTGATTTTTTGTTAGTGTATGTAGATGATGTAATAGTTTTCAGAGCATCGGGAACTAACGCGTGGGCTACTAAGCAAGTATGGATTCACGGTATAGGCTCTCACGATATTTCTTTTGTTTATCACAGAGACAGTTCTGCAGGTGGTGGTACAAACCAAGTGTGGGTTGATAATGTAGAGTTATATAACTACGAAGAGAGCGCAATATCTAATACAGAAACATTATTCAAAAAAGATGTTATTTTTAATAGCCCAACTACTGTTGTAAAAGGGGAACTATCTGTTGGGAGAGATATACTTGCTAATAAAGAAATAAGAGGTTTTCTACCTACCAATGGTCAAATATCATATAGGATAACAAATACACCAACGGGCACTTTGTTCCAACAATATCAAAATGGTTGGAAGGGTGTTACTTTACTAACGTCCGACGGTGATAGTTATATAAGGGTTCAAGAGCAAGATACAGAAGTAACTAAAATGCAAACGGGGGTATCAACGACATACCCTAATGGCTATTTTGAATTCTCTGACGCATTATCTAAAATTAGATTTGGAGAAGCTTTAGGTAGCGACCCCACTAAAATATTAGTAGTTAATGGGGAAAGTATATTTAGAGGTAAAGTAGACATAGATGATGGTTCCGGGGTTGGTGGAGCTACCAACTATATTAGTTTTGCAACCGATAGAGGCTTGATTGGCTATAATGCCGGCAACTTAAAAATACAAGCATCAAGTGGTAAAGGAATAAGGTGGTCAACAGATACACTAACATTTGCAACAGCCGGTGAAGATATGCACTTATATCAAGGGCGGTTAGGTGTTGGTGATTATGCAACTGCGCAACAAGCTCAATTAACTGTAACTGATTATACCGCAGGAACTAATAACGTAGCGTTCTTTAAAGGTCAAGCAATTACTCAAGGAGATGCTACAACGATATCTATTAATAATGGGTATTCGTTAGAGTATCGTAAAGAGGTTAAGATTGGCGCGGTAGCTGAAGCGGGTAGTTCTAACTTAACGGGTATGGCTTTATATACTAGCCCTAATAGTGCGGGGAGTTTAGAGAGAGTTAGAATTGATAGCGCAGGTAATGTAGGTATAGGTACAGCATTGCCCGAGTCAAGGTTACATATATACGAATTAGGTGTGGATTCCCCAACAACCTTGATACTAGAAAACGGAGATGTAGGAATTAATGATACCGAAGATGTTCATAAAATAGAATTCCAATCTAACGATGCTAGCGCTAATGGTGTCGGTGTTGCGGCTTCTATTAGAGTTAATGCAGAAAATGCAGGTAATATATATGCTTTAGCCTTTAACACACAGAATGTAGCTGACAGAGGTGAGAGAATGAGGATAGATGGTGCCGGTAATGTTGGTATTGGAACAACTGACCCTTAAGCTAAACTTCACGTAGCAAATGGTACTTTAAGAACTTGGTCACCTACTCTTGGAACATCAGCTATATTTGAAAGCACAAACAGCAATAGGAATTTTGTTACTTTAACAGCAACTAGTCAAGCTGAGCTTTGGTTTGGTGACGCTACAACCCAAGCGAAAGGCAGGGTTAGATATGAGATGGTTAGTGACGAGATGGAGTTTTGGACTGCCCAAGCTCAAAAAATGGTTTTAGCCTCCACCGGTAACTTAGGTATTGGTACAACCGGCCCTAATTTCCCATTAGATGTAGTAGGAGAGATACATTCTTCTACCTATGTTAGTGCTACTGATGGATTCGGCGTTGATTCAACATCTATGGGTAGTGGTAGAGGTATATCTTTATACGGAGGGCCTCAATTATATCCGCAATATGGACTGTTATTTGCAACTACTGCTGACTTAGGCACTCACGGTTCTGTAACCTCAGACTACGCTACATTCTTTACAATGAATTCCATTGGCACAAGAGGATGGGTATTCAAAGCAGGTACGGTTAATAGTACTGCGGGAAACGTGGCTAGTATTAACGCTACCGGAGCAATGACTTTAAACTCAACAGCCACAGCTACTAACTTTATATTAAGTTCTGATGAAAGGTTAAAAGAGAATATACAAGATTTTGATTATGAACAATATATCAAAATGGATGTTAAGACTTATGAATTAAAATCTGAAAAAGGCGTTAAGAGAATAGGTGTGATAGCACAAGAACTTGAAGTAAATCACCCCGAGTTTGTTAGAACAGATAATAAAGGGATGAAGTCCGTAGCGTATATAGATTTATTAATGGCTAAGATTGCAGAATTAGAAGCAAGATTAGAAAAAGCAGGGATATAATGGCAATACCCAACACAACAACATTTAGCTTACAAGATGTAATAACAGAATTTGGATTAGCCTCTGGTGATGGGTTAATTGAGTGCTTTGAAGAAGCAATAGCAGGGAGCTTTGATTCTAGCCATAACCCAAATGCAGATGGAACAGATAACAATCTTTTAAATTTCAGAAACTACGGAGCCGGCAATACGGTGTTAACTCTGTATTCAACTTTTAACTCAAATTCTAGGGAAAATATATTTGTTTCCGGAACTACTGCTAGTCAAACAATATCTGTTAAATACACAATTATATCCATAAAC